ATCAAACCAGATTTTGCATTTTCCAATCAATTCAGATTCAGATAGATCATCATTTTGAATTTTTAATGCGTCCTTGGTTTTTCCAGTATAGCTTACGCCATAGGGCGGGTCGGTAAGAACCATATCAGCAAGTTCCCCATTCATTAGCTTTTCTGCGACTTTTTTGTGAGAGTTGACCGAAGAATCTTTATGTCAAACACTTACACCACAAATCTTGCGTAACTTTTTTAACAACTATGAAATACCCCTGCTTGCTTACCAAAAAAATCAACGAAATTTCTTCGGCAAAATATAACCCAAGAAAAATTACAGACGAGGCAATGGGTCGATTGACCAAGAGCCTAGCGGAGTTCGGAAACATCCAGCCGATCACTTGGAATGTGCGAACTGGAAATGTGGTCGGAGGCCACCAGAGGCTCAAGGTCTATAAGGCGATGGGCAAAACCGAGGTCGATGTTTGGGCGGTCGATCTGGATGAGCAAAAGGAGAAGGCGGCCAACATAGCCCTCAACAAGTTGAGTGGAGAGTTCGATATGCCGATGCTCAAAGATATCCTAGAGGAAATCGATACTGGCGATCTGGATATGGAAATTACCGGGTTCGGTATGGACGAGATTGCGTTGATGATGGAGGACGCACACCCAGAAGTAACCGAGGACGAAGTGCCAGAAGTTCCAGTTGATGCTATCACGAAGCCGGGTGACTTGTGGCTACTTGGGGAACACAGATTGCTTTGCGGAGATTCTGCAAGCATAAAAGACGCAGAAAAGCTAATGAATGGAGAACTTGCTGATATGGTTCTTACCGACCCGCCCTATGGCGTAAGCTATACTGGAAAAACCAAGGACGCATTAAAAATTGAGAATGATGACTTATCAGAATCAGACCTAATTCAAAAATGCAAAAGCTGGTTTGATGTAGCTGAATCAATGTCTAGGGATGGAGCGTATTGGGTCGCAACCGTTCCGCCGGGAAGATTGCATAGCGTGTTCTTAAATGACTGGAAAAGCAGAGACATATTAAGACAAATACTTATATGGAACAAAGATTCTATGGTTATGGGACACAGCGAGTATCACTACAAACACGAACCCATATTGTTCGGATGGAAGCCCGGTGAAAGATTAAAAAATTCAGACAGAACAAAAACAACTGTTTGGGACTTCAAAAGACCAAAAGCATCAAGAGAACACCCAACAATGAAACCAATCGAGATGTGGTGTTATGCGATGGGAAATCACACGAAGAACGGAGACCTCCTTTACGAGCCATTCTGCGGTTCTGGTACAACCATAATCGCCGCCGAGCAACTAGGACGCAAATGCTACGGAATGGAAATCAGCCCCAACTACTGCGATGTAATTGTGAAGCGATGGGAGAACCTTACTGGCAAAAAGGCCACGCTTGCCAAATGAATGAGGACTATCCCTCTGCAGTTACCATAGCCAATGATTACCCAAAAAGAACTCCGAGAAAAGTGGGGCATCGATGCGGGGCAGTTGTCTCGAATGGTAAAGCGAGGTATGCCCCTCACTTCCGAGTCAGACGCTCAAAGATGGAGGCTCGCCAATCAGAAGCGGGTAAGCAAATCACAGATAGCCCGGACACCATCCCCGACCTCATCAGAGCCATTAAAAGACTCGGATGCCGAGTCATACAAATCGAAAACCTCGCTTGGCAGATTGAATCGAGCGAAGCAAGCCGAGGTAGTTGCTTACTCATTGGTAGCTACGGCGGCAAACAATCAAAACCCAGTCGCTATGCGAGCCGCCGTTCAAGGATGGGGCGAAGCAAAAAAGCGAGTCGCAGAAGCCGAAATGGAACACGCCCGATTCGAGGAAGTAACCAGAGTGCTAGTGAGAATGGACGAGGTGCGAGAAGTGTTCGGCAAATGGCTAGGGGCAATTAGAAACCTAATGGATGCTATGCCTTCGAGCTTGGCCGCTAGAGCAAACCCTAGCGACCCAGAGTGTGCCAAGAGAGCCATCCAAGAGGGCATCGATCAAATCTTTGTGACGATTCAAAAAGCCGAGGGTGCTTTTAAGTGATCGAGAAAGAGTTGTTTGAATTTATTAAATCCAAGTATTTGCCAGCACTAGAAAAATCAAATGGTCAATACGATTCTTTCGACTGTATGTGTAGGCATAAAAATCTATACATCGAACTTAAATGCCGACACACCCACTACGATAAATTGCTTATTGAGAAAAGCAAATACGCAAGGCTTATAGACGAGGCCAGACAAAATCAAATGCTTCCTATTTACATCAATTCAACACCCAGAGGAATTTGGGCGTTTAATCTAGACAAAGTTCATATATCTTGGAAATTAAAATACAATATGCCAAGCACTACCGAGTTTGAGAACTCCGAGCGAATTGTTAAGGAAATTGGGTTTATATCCATAAGCAAAGGGAAGCGACTATGAACGAGTGCTTCATTGTTTTGCTGGTAGGAATCGCAATCCTTGGCATAGTGCTTCCATTCCTTGACCGATGAAACGCTCTCCACTTAAACGCAAAACCCCACTCAAGCGAGGCGGGAAATTACGCCGAGTATCTGCAAAGAGAAAAGTCCAGAACGAAGTCTATAAAGATGTCCGAGAGAAGTTTCTAACTAACAACCCAGTCTGCCAAGTATGCAAGTGCAAGATGGCGAGCCAAGTTCACCATAGGCGAGGAAGGTTCGGGGATAGGCTAAACGAGGTAGAGTTTTTCTTGGCCGTGTGCTTTGAGTGCCATCATAAAATACATCAGAATCCAACTTGGGCTTATGCCAAGGATTATATGGTTAAGAGATGAACCAGATCGATGAGGCCAAGAACTTCGCTCGCCTTTTGTTTGAGCCAAGGGAACAACTTTCAATCCCAGAATGGGCAGAGAAAAACTTAACCCTTTCAGCTAGGGTAACGAACATCCCCGGAGCGTACTCGACAACGCTCACGCCCTATGTCCGTGAGCCGCTAGAGGCTTTTGGCGATGATTCGATTCGCAGGGTGGTATTGGTATGGGGGGCACAGACAAGCAAGACCACAACGATTCTAGCTGGCCTAGCGTACCGAATAGCAGAGCGACCTTGCCCCGCATTGTGGGTGATGCCTAGCGAGCATTTGGCTAGGTCGTTCACAGAAACTAGGTGGTTGCCAATGATTGACGATTGCCCAGCCCTAGCCAAAGAAAAGCCAGACAACACCGACAAAATCAAAATCCTAGAGCAGCACTTCAAGCGATGCTCGGTCTGGTGGGCTGGCACAAGCCCCTCTGCTCTTTCTAGTCGCTCGATTGCTTTGCTTTGTATGGATGAGGTGGACAAGTTCCCAGAGCAAGCAGGGTCGGGGCGAGAAGCGAATCCAGTTCAACTAGCAGAGGCACGAGTCAGCACCTACCCAAACCATCTCATCATAGCAACCAGCACCCCGACAACTGCCGACTCAATTATTTGGAGCGAGTGGCAAAAAGGGGATATGCGTTTTTACTTCGTGCCTTGTCCTCATTGTGGGCATAAGCAGAAGCTGGTCTGGGGGCAAGTAAAGTGGGACGAGTCAGCAAAGATTGAGGATGGGGTTTATGATTTTAAGCTGGTTAAATCCAGCACCTACTACGAGTGCGAGGAGTGCAAGGGAAAGATTACAGACGGACAGAAAACCAAGATGCTTCGTGAGGGCGAATGGAAGGCAACCAACCTAAAAGCCGAACCGGCTAGACGCTCCTATCATCTCAACGGCCTCTACGCCCCTTGGGTATCCTTCGGAAGTTTAGCGGTGAAGTTTCTGCAAGATAAGCACAACGGAATCATTGGCCTACAAGATTTCGTGAACCGAGTTCTTGCCGAGCCTTGGATGGAACACGAAAGCGAGAAGATGGAGATTGTGGCTGGTGATTACAAGATGGGTGAGGTCAGAGTGAATGAGAAGTTGATTATGGCTTGCGATATTCAAGAGGCGGGGGGCTTCCACGCTTGGTGCGTTGTGAGGGCTTGGGATATTGAGGGCAGATCACGGCTAGTATGGGCTGGAAGGCTTGAGACTTGGGGAGACATCCAAGCCAAGGCCGAGGAGTTTGGGGTGGAATCGAAGTGCGTTTTCTGCGATTCGGGTGATCAGACGAGGCTAGTGTACTACAACTGTTGCGTGAACGGCTACATAGCCTTGGTCGGTTCAGACCGCACAAGCTTCTCCGAAATTGTTGGGGAGCAAAAGCTACAACGCCCCTATGCTAGAATTGCCAATGGAGACCCATTCAGCGGTAAGGCAATTCAATCAAAGGCAGGGTGGAAGTGGAAGTTCTGCCCAGTTTGGCGTTGGTCGAACCCATCAATCAAAGACATCCTATCCAACCTAATCAAAGAACCCGGCTACATAGCTTTGGACACCCCCGATGTTTGGCGAGTTCATATTGAGGCAGAGGTTAAGGTGCGGGTGAAAAACCCTATGACTGGAAGGGAAAGGCTTGTCTGGAAGCAGGTGGGGAAGCACAATCATTTGATGGACTGTGAATGTATGAATATCGTGGGTGCGGCCTTGTATGGGCGGCTAAAAGTTTCCCCTGCAAGTTTGACAGAAAGTGAGTTTGATAATGGCGAAGGGTGATTTCATTGGGCTACCCCTTGCCACCTTAACTTCTCTTCGTGATAAGTATATCACTTGTCTTGAAGCGATTGCGGTGGCGGGTTCAAGCTATTCGATAGCTGGTCGTTCGTTTTCAAGAGCGAATCTCGGTGAGGTGAGAGATACGATTATGGAGCTAACCCTCGCCATTCAGCAAGCGACTGGCACTAGGGTTCGCACAACCTACGCAAACTTCGGCTCGTGAAAAAAGCCTCTCTCAATCTGATCGACAAGGCGATTGCCTTTGTAAATCCTCAAGGGGCAGTTGATAGGCTTGTTGCTCGTCAAAGGATTAAGAACTTCGAGTATGATGCGGTAAAGTATTCAAGGCAACGCAAAGGGCCGAGCCAGTTGTCGGGTGCGGAAGATTACCAGAGTAATTACGACCGAGTAGAGTTGATGAAAAGGGCGAGGGACTTGGCAGAGAATGTCGGCCTTGTTCGCTCCATCCTAATGAAGTTTGCCAGCCATACCGCCGCCAACATTTCCTACCAAGCCCGAACCGAGAACCCCGAAGTCAATACAGATGTAGAGATGTATTGGGCAGAGTGGTTCGATAAATGCGACATCACCACAAGGCATACTGGTTCGACACTTATGCAGGTGGCGATAATGTCGATGTTGCGAGATGGTGATTTTCTTTTCGTCCTCGTGCGTGATTCTGATGGCAATCTAAAAATACAAGGCATTGAGGGTGATAGACTTGGCGACCCATTCAAAGTCTATACTAGCTCCGAGTTAATTGGTGGAATCCATATCGATCAAAAGACTGGCTCGCCCACGGCTTACGATATTTACAGCCGAAGCATTGGCGATATGTACACTTATCAAGCAACGATTCCAGCAAGCCAAGCCTTCCACTTGTTCGACCCACTCCGCATTGACCAGTACCGAGGAATCTCCGCTTTTCACACCGCAATCAATGACGCAACGGATATTCACGAAATCGTAGGCTTTGAGAAGATGTCGGCCAAGGTTGCTTCTAGCCAAAGTGCAATCATAAAGAGGAACAACAACAATGCCTCCGATCTCTCATCGCTCACAAACGACCAAGACATCAACGGAAGCCCAATCAAACTAGAGGCGATTGAGTCTGGCAAAATCTCCTACCTAGAACCGGGTGAGGACATCGTGTTTCCAGATGGGCCGAGCCGTCCCTCTGGTGCGTTTGCAGAGTTCCACAAGATTCTTTTAAGGAACATTTGTATGGGTGTTGGCATCCCTTACAGCTTCGCCGTAGACCCTTCCGCTATGAGTGGCCCGACTGCCCGCCTTGAGATGCAACAAGCTGGACGAACCTTCCGCAGATACCAGAAGCTCCTAGATGATAAAGTTCTTCGCCCGATTAAGAACATCGTTATCGCCGATGGAGTTGCAAGAGGATTGATTGAGAACAATGTCGGAAGCAGAACGACAAGGGGTATTTTTAATTTCGGAGCTAATGTCTCAATAGATTTAGGCCGCGAATCTGCCTCTGCTATCTCCGAGTTTAAGACCGGCCTCCGAACCGCCGCCGACATCTACGCAGAGCGAGGTCAAGACTTTGAGAGTGCTATGCGACAAAGGGCTATTGAGGCCAAGCTAGTTAAGGATTTAGCTGGGGAATACGAAGTTTCAGCCGATACAATTTCCGACATCGCCGCAGAAGGATTGACCAGAGATTCACAAAAAGCACAAGCAACCCCGACCGAGGGCGAGCAGACACCCGCTGGACAACCTTCGGACGAGGATATGCTTGGTGGTGCTTCACTCAATGGGGCACAAGTCGCATCCCTTATCAATGTTATCAATGCGGTTGCTATGGGTGCAGTTTCCAAGGAGGGTGCAGTATCTATCATCACCGCCGCCTTCCCGACCATCAGCCCAGACCAAGCAAGGGCAATCATCGCTGGGGTCAATATCGGAACAGCCATTCCTACCACCAAGGAAGAGAAACAGCAGATTGGGAAAGACCAAGAGGGCGATTCTTCGGGAGGCTCAACACCCCCAGCCCCAGAACCTACTACGCCCCCGACCGCCCCCGCTGGCACTTCTCAAAAAAAAAGTAATTTAGAGATTCTGGAAAGCCTCGACCCCGCATCTATCAAGATGCTGATTGAGGGTATGATGGGTGGGATTGAGTTGGCGAAATACGATGGGATTGATTTTACCCCACCACAAGGGGCTAGGGATGCCGCTAAAAGAGCCTTGGATGTGCGGGAGGGCAAACCATCCAGCCAGCGAGGAATGACCCCAGTAGGCATCGCTAGGGCGAGGGATTTGATCAATGGGGTGAAGATGTCGCCCGATACAGTTCGCAGAATGAAAGCCTTTTTCGATAGGCACGAAGTCGATAAGAAGGGTGCAACTTGGGACGAACAAGGCAAGGGTTGGCAAGCGTGGAATGGATGGGGTGGAGATGCTGGGTATGCTTGGGCAAGGAAAGTGGTTGGACAGATGGAGGCGAGGGACAAGAAAACAGAGTTCGTTGCTGGCAGAGATTGTGGGCAAGATGAGGGTGGAACTTTCGGGCCAGACAACAAGTGTGCGGAGGGTTATGGCAGACCCCCACTCAAGGGAGGCTATACGCCCACCCGACCCGGTGGAAAGTTTCCGAAGGGATATAAAAGACCAACGCCCCAAGGTAAAACAGAGAAGCCTAAAAAACAAAAAGACACAACTCCACCGCCCCCACCTCCAAAACTCCCAGAACCACCAAAGAGAGAGGCAAAATCAAGGAAAGATCAAATTACAGATAGATTTAGGGAATCTGGGGTTGATGCAAATATACCGGAAAATGCTGATAGAGCAGATGAAATTGAAAAATCATTTTCTAGGCTAAAAGATATGGGCTATGATATCCCTCCACCAGAAAGAATTTTAACCGCTGATTTAGGTGAAAAATATGGCTCTGCATTTGCTGGGTCATTTGCGGTTGCATCAACTGGTGAGGACGGAAAATCAGAGATGATATTCAGCAAGCAATATAATCAAAGCGGAGATAGATTGGCGAATCAAATTGATAGTCTAGTGGAATCTAAATATCTATCATCAAAAGATATTTTTTCACACGAATACGCTCATAACTCTCATTTGCGAGCGATAGGGTCTGACCAATGGAATGCCTACGCAACCAACTCATTTGGCTCTGGCTCTGAAGCAGATTCTCAAAAGAGTATTGCGGGCAAAGTTAGTCAATATGCCCAAAAAGACCCCCTAGAGTTTGTCTCCGAAACTTTCGCTGGACACATCAATGGTAAAAAATATGATGCAGATGTCTATGAGTTATACAAAAAATTTAAAGGCCCGAAACTTTTATGATATTTCCCCCTGAAATTTTTACAACAGAAAAGCACAAAGAGGCTATGTTGCTTTATGCAAAAAATATATTGCGACAAAACTCTAAAGAACTAGCAGAACCATCTTGCCCAATCGCAACCCAAGACATCAAAACAAATCTAGCCAATAGGCAGACAGCGGTGGACGATGCGAACTACGGCCCCGCCAATCCGAACGAGCCAAACGATGCTTACTGGAAAGCCAAGGCAGACGAGTTCCAAGGCGATGTAGTCACGGCCAAGAAAATGCTTTGTGGTAATTGTGCGGCCTTCGACCAGAGGAGCAAAGTTCTAGGGTGTATTAAGAAGGGGATTGGCGAGGACGCAAACGAAGTCGCTATTGGTGGCGATCTCGGTTACTGCGAGATATTTGACTTTAAGTGTGCGGCTAAAAGGACTTGTGACGCTTGGATTGTTGGCGGGCCGATTACCGATAAGAAGCAAGAACTAGCCCGACCAGTCTCCCAAACCCCAGCCCCTCCCAAGGAGCGAATCAAAGGCTCAAAGGAGAACCCCGAAGGCACGGCATCGACCAGAAGCAAAGCTGGTGACATTGAGATTTCAGCCGAGAACGAGGAGGCATTGAAGAACAAGATTGCCGAGTTCAAGGACAAGCACCCCTCAAGGAAAGCCCCCACCCTTGGAGCATTAAAGAAAGTGTTTCGCAGGGGAGCGGGTGCGTTCTCGACTAGCTTTAGGCCAACGATTACCGGGGGAAAGCCCAACTCACGCAACGCTTGGGCGATGGCTAGGGTGAACAAGTTTCTCAAGATGGCGGGTGGGGGTGAGGTCAAAGACTCCTACCGCAAGGCAGACGGCGATCTCCTTTGACATAATCTAGGCATTTATGCCTTTACCCCTACCTTCCGCAGACGAATCAGAGCAAGACTTTGTATCCCGCTTTATGGGTGACGAGCAAGCTATCAGCGACTTTCCAGACGAACAACAAAGGGCGGCGGTTGCCTATTCGACCTATCGGGACGAGGAGATGGAGGAAATGGAGCTAGGCGGGGTGAGTATTTTGGAGGTGGGAGAGGCTAAAGGACACGACCTTTTCGTGGATAAAACAAGCCTAGAGACTGCCCTCAAACTTATGGGTAAGGCAAAGAATGGCGTGAAGGTAAAGATGAACCACGGAAGCGGATTGGACGCAGTAGTGGGCTTTGCCAGAAACCCCCGTATTGAAGGAGATAGACTCGTTGCAGACCTCCGCTTGCTCCGCAACTCGCCCCACTACGGCCTAATCAAAGAGATGGCCTCCGAAGCCCCAGACCAGTTCGGCGTTTCCCTAGCCTTTGTGAACGAGTCCGAGACCATCAACGGCAAGGATTACATTCGACCCCAGAGCATTGCCTCTGCTGATTTAGTTTCCTCCCCTGCGGCCACCAATGGCCTCTTTGAAGAAATGGTAAAGTTTATGGAAAAGCTGGGATATGTAAGCGGAGGAAAGACAATCCCAGCCGTAGTTAAAGAAGCCGTGGAGGAATCTCCACTTGACAAAAAGGACAAAACCAATATGGAAAACAATTATTCGAAAGATATCGAGGACATCAAGGTTCGCTTGGCGGCCATTGAAGATTCGATGAAACCAAAAGAAGAAGTAAAAAAAGAGGAGATGGCTGAAGATAAGAAGCCCTCCGAGACTCCCGCCCCTGCTCCCGAAATCTCCGTTGAGGTTGAACCCTCCGAAGATAAAAAGGAAGAGATGAGCGAAGTCGTGAAGAAAGTTCTTACCGAGTTCGGCATTAAGCCCATCTCTGCTTCGCCAGTTGTCGAAGCCCCTGCGAAGGTTGAACCCAAAACTTTTGAAGCTCTTGTAGCGGCTCACGCCGATTACGGAACTTCAAAGCTCAAGGCTATGCAAGCCGTGATGCTGTCTAACCCCAAGGAATATAGCGAGGCTCTGTCTCGTGGTATTACCAAACTCTAAACCAAAGGATAAAAGAAAATGTCTACTCAAATTGATGGTAATTTTCGCACATTCGGCTCGGCCAATGCTATCTCGGCATACCGATTCGTTCAGCCCGACACCACCACGGCTGGCTTCGTTAATGTTGCGGTAACTGGTGCAACCAAAGCTATCGGCGTAACTCAAGAAGATGTTGTCGCTGGTGGTTTCGTGGCAGTTAAGTTGTTCCACCCCACCTTCTTCGCAACCGTCTCTGGCGTTGCGGCAGTTGGTGATACTTTAAAATTTGATGCGTCTGGCTTGGTGACCACATTGGCCGCCAACCTAGTGACGGCTGGTGTTGCACTCGAAGCGGCCACAAGTTCATCGGCTGTTATCGAAATCGCAATCCCGATGTTCTAAACAACGAAACAATAAACAAAAGAAAGAATAATATAAAATGAGTTTTATATCTGGCGGAACAAGTCTTCGGGCGGACATCAATCAGGCATTGCTTGAGTCTCCCGCTGAAATTGGATTGATCGGTGCGGAAGTTCTCCCTCTCTTGCCCGTTCCGGCAAAGAGCGGAACTTACCTCAAAGTGCAGACGGCTGATGCCGCTCTGTTAGATGCTGATGCGGCGAAGCGTTCGGCTGGTTCTGAATACGCTCGTGCGTCTCGGAAATTCACTTCCGATAACTACGATTGTATCGAGACTGGCTTGGAAGAATTGCTTGACGATTCCTTCCGTGCTGATGCTAACCGCTTCTTCCAAATCGAAGCCGAAACAGCGAGGTTCTTGCTCCGACAAGTTAAGCTCTCCCACGAAAAGCGGGTGGCTGATTTGTTGTTTGCAACAACGACTCCCTTCACCACGGCTGATTTAAGCCCCACGGCTTCCTACATCGAAGGCAACTTGTCGACCATCAACGCCCCTGCGGATGTTGCGGCTGGCAAGCTCGCTCTTAATCGTTTGGGTTATGCGGCCAATGCGGTCATTATGTCGGCCAATGTGTACGAGCGAGTTCGTCGTACCACCCTCCTACAAAATCAGTTCTACGGAGTTGTGTCGAATACTGGTGGTCGCTTGCTCGACGAAGCACAGATTGCCGAAGCGTTCGGTGTGGATAAAGTCTACATCGGTCGTGCGGCCATCAACTCTGCTAACAAGAACAAGCCTTATTCTGGTTCGTTCATTGTTCCAGATACCAAGATCGTTGTTGCCAATGTTTCGACTGGTCAGTTCACCGCTGGTGGATTGGGTCGCACCTTGGTCTGGTCGGAAGATGCCCCCGGTGGCTTCGTCTCCGAGAGCTATCGTGATGAGGCTCGCCGTAGCAATGTTCTCCGTGTTCGTATGAACACAGCGGAGAAAATCATTGATGCGAACGCCGCCGTCCGTATCACCACGACCTACAGCTAAAGATTGGTTGGTTGTTTCCTCCGAAGAAGGGGGAGCAGGGGAAACCTTGCTCCTCCTTTTTCTTTTTGACATTA